TCACTCTCTGTCTCCTTGCGACCAGAACCAATTCTGTATTCGTTGTTGCTGATAAGTCCGGCATTGAACTCATCCATCAAATAGCGGTGGCGCTCCTGCTCGTAAAGCATAAGAATCGGAACCTGGTCAACATTAAAGTCAACATAATTATCTTCGTCTAGTTCGTCTAGGGCGCGAGACAGAATTTCCAAATGTGGGAGCATTGTCTCCATCCAAAATACGCGGATTTCCTCAGAAGCATTGCTGAATGTTCTTCCAGCGGCATTTCCAATAACCGATTCCGGAACACCAAATGACGCCAGAATCTCTTCTTTTGTAAGTTGGCGCATCTGAATGTAGGCCGCATCTCTTGGTGATGCCGATGTGTCTACATAGTCAACGCCATCATCAGAAGCAATGACCGACGTATATCCAGCCCTGGATAGGTTCCCACGGAATCTGCTTCTCAGTTCCTCTTTGTCGTCGTCATCGATTTCGCCTCTCAGCACCAAAAGACCACCAGGTCTTCCGTCGTTTAAAAGGTAATTTCTGTTGTAGAGCTTGGCGAGGTTCTCTATTTCAACAGCAACACCACACGCTTCCAGTGGGGTTAACGATAGGTATGGGTCGATGGGGTGTGGTCTTCTTACCCAACAAACATCCTCTGGCTTGAGGTACACCTTGTTTCCGGTTGGCATCTGAACTTCATACCCAGATACAAATTTCTTTGGGTCTGGTATTGGCGATGTCGACTGTGGTGGTAGAAGGTTCAATCCGATAATGCTTCCGTCTCGACCTCTTACCTTCTCGATGAAAGCACCCCTAGTTCCAAGAAGCAACTGAGCGGAAAGCCTGTACCTAAAGATGTAGGAGTTTTCCCCAATGTTTGACTTGCTATTAAGAATGTCAAGAAGTGTTTTCTTCTTTGCTTCCTTTATGGAAAGGATTTCACCGTGTGGAGAATTGTCTTTCCGAAGAATTATTGGAAGCCTGGCTTGGTTTCCAGCAATCGCATCAATGCATCTAGAAACCCAGGTAACTTTCTGCATCCCCTCGCGGTAGGCGCGCTCAATGTCCCAAGAGTCCCTGTAGGGCTTTCCGGCATATCCAGGGTTTTGTGCAACTGGGGCGCCAGGGCCAATGTCCTTCTGTGCTTGGTTATTCAGCGATTTATTTGTTGGGGAATTCCATGCCATATTTTTTTACTCACGACCTAACAGAAATCCGAAGAGACCACATGTAGCCCCCGCCACCAGCAAACCAGCAGGAAGGTATATAAGTGCCGCACCAATACTAGATAGTATTATAAATGAAAGCATGAAAAAATAGGCGAACGATGACCTGTTTAACCTATTCCTGACCCGTGACCATAACTTTTGCATATGCAGCCAGACTAGCGCATTGGAGTATCATCGGGATTAAACAAAAGGCGGAGATTATATGGCCGAAGAGCAGACAAACTGGGAGCAGGTGCTTGAGTACCTGCAGCCCAGGGTTCCCTCGTACTGCCCAGAAGAACCATCTCTTCCGCAGAAGGTTTTCCTAAGAACAAACGCTATTGAGGCGCTTTTTGGAGGGGCTGCTGGTGGTGGAAAATCATCGGCCCTCCTTATGTCGGCCCTTCAGTTTGTCGACGTTCCAAACTATTCAGCAATCCTTTTCCGTCGCACATTTGCTGACTTGTCGCTCCCCGGAGCACTCATGGACCGCTTTAAATCATGGATGTCAAACTATGATGATGTCCACTGGAATAACAACAGTTTCGTGGCCACTTTCCCATCTGGGGCAAGAATTTCCTTTGGTTATCTAAATAACCAGTCCGACTACCTCCGTTACAAAGGTTCAGAATTCCAGTTCATCGGCATGGACGAAGTCACCGAAATTAGGGAATCTGATTATCGGTACATGTTCTCCCGTCTACGCCGACCCAACTCTGGACCACTATCCGAGGTTCCCCTCCGAATGAGGGCTGCCTCTAACCCTGCCCCAAACTGGGTTAGGCAGAGGTTTATTGTTGAAGGTCTTTCTGAGGGCAGGATATTCGTTCCGTCAAAATTGACCGATAACCCCGGTATCGATGCCGACTCATACCGTCAAGCCCTTCAGGCTCTTGACCCGATTGAACGCAGACGACTTGAGGAAGGCGACTGGTGGAGCACTACCCTGGGAAGCCTGTTTGAACGGGAATCCGTGATAATTATTGACCAATCAGAAGTTCCAACAATCTCAAACACGGCAAGCGTTGTTCGTTTCTGGGACCTCGCGGCAACGGAACCGAGCGCAAACAACCCCGACCCCGACTATACGGTTGGCACTCTCATGATGTTTGACCAAGGAATTGCCTACATAATGGACGTGAGAAGAGTGCGTCTCAGGGGCGAAAAAGTCGAACAGCTGATTGCACAAACAGCGTATGAGGACGGCCTCGATACCCCGATTTTGATGGAAATGGAGCCTGGCTCCAGCGGAAAAGCCCTAGTTGACCAATACGCCAGATATGTGCTTCCCGGCTATAACTTTACCGGGGTCAGGGCTACCGGCGACAAGGTGACTAGGGCAAGGCCGTTTGCTGCAGCCGTAGCCAACGGAAACGTAAGGGTCGTCAGGGGTCCGTGGCTAACCCAGTGGCTAGACGAGTTGTCTTCTTTTCCTGAAGCCTGCGACCACGACGACCAAGTTGACTCCGCAGTTGGGGCCTTTACACATTTGGCCGGTTTGGGGTTGCAACAGCGTAGAAGGATTGCTATCGTCATTTAGCACTGGGAGACCAGTTACTAAATAGGACGGTACTATGGCTTTAGAAAAAATTGCCGAACTTAGGCTACTGATGGCTCAAGTGGAGTCAATCGTTGCCCAAGAAATTGACAATGGCGCATCACTCGAAGAGGCCGGAAATATGCTTCTTCAACTGAACATGGCGAAGCGAGATATGTCAATCGTTTATGACTCGATTGCCAAAATGTTTGGCGACCTGATGGATAGAGAATCAGCTGTTCCTCTTCCGGGGAATGCCATCATCGAGAAGAAGTCCTCCTATGAGCGCAAGGCTTGGCAACACAAAGACCTGGCTAAGGCAGTCGTTGACAGACTTTCACAGATGTCTGTTGACATGGATACTGGAGAGGTAATAAAGTCTCCAGAGGACATCGCCCTAGAGCTAATGAACTATTGCGCTCCCTCCTACTGGAGAATTAAAGAACTGAACAACATCGGAATCAATCCCGACATGTACTGCGAAACAGGCGAACTCAAAACAAGCATCATCGTCAGAAAGGGCGACACAGAATGAGCACGAATATCATCCAGCAACTTGCGGAACCTTTCCCTCGGGAAATGGAGAAAATCCTCAAGAAGGGTGGAGCATCACTTACCTACATTCCAGTAAGCGAAGTGATTACTCGCCTGAACAAGGTTCTCGGAATTGACTCATGGTCGTTCAACATCATCTCCTGCCAGCGAGATTCCATCGACACTGACTTCATCGTTGCCCACGTTCGTCTCATGTGGCATCCAGACGGAACACGCCCTGAAAGCATCATTGTTCGTGATGGCTTCGGCGGTCAGAAAATCAAGCGCACCAAGACTGGTGACATCGTTGACCTCGGTGACGAGATGAAGGGCGCCGTTTCCGATGCTCTTAAGAAAGCCGCTCAAACACTTGGTGTCGGCCTGTATCTTGCGCGCAGTGAAGAGGCAATGGACGTTGAGGAATCAATGAGCATCTCTCCCGAAGAGCAGGAGCGACTTGACAAGTGGGAGCAGTTTGCCGGACTTGCCAAAGCACTTACAGCCGAGCAGAAGAATGAACTGAATCAGTTTTGGGATAATCATGCAAATGGTCGTCCCAAGCCAACCAAGTCGAACGCAACGCACAAGGACCTTGATGACCTGATTGCGGAAATTGTCCGAATTAACTTTGGTGGAACACTTGTCTCAGAGTGAACTGACACCGCCTCCACACCTATCTGCATCGTCAATAGGAACATTTCATCAATGCCCATTGAAGTTCAGATACAACAAGATTGACCTGATTCCAGATGTATCCGGCGAAGCCGCTGTTATGGGTAATTTTGTTCACGATGTTCTAGAGGAGCTTTACAAACTTCCACCTGAAGACAGAACAATTGACAATGCAAGAGAACTTGCTCGTCGTGTGTGGGAAGAGATTTGGGTAGACCAGGCAACCTCGACAGTAAAGAACTCCGAAGAGGTTCGCATGTTCAGGTGGCG